TCTGCGGCCATTTCCTTTATCATTTCTCCGTAACTGCGCAATGCACCGTAGTGGTACGCTCCGAACATGGTTAGATTGGGATTGCTCATCAGCGTGCCAAGCGCTTTGCTGTCAAAAATGCGGGTGGGCAGCCTATAATCCGGTATGTGCTTGGCAACGTCCGCAACTGCTTCTTTGAATGGTTGCCCAGTTCGTTCCATGTGCTCATACGTTGCCTGGAGCAGGGCTATGTCGTTCGTCATCCACGTGGCCTTGTTGGAAAAGTCATAGATGGCCCGAACCAGCTTTAGCGGATTTGCGTAGCCCAAAGCCCCGGCAATCTTTGCGGCATAACCAGGATTCGATTCCAATTCTTTTCCCATGCGCTGAATAATGAGCTTATTTACAACGTCGTTATCCAGCCTCTGCGATTGCAGCGGGGCGCCGGAATCGAGCGCATCTAGAAAATCCTGATTCTGATGGATGACAGCATCAATGGCGCGTGATCCCGTGCGGAGGATGGTTCCCCAGTTCTTCGGCCCAAATCCGGTCACGCCTTTCTCGACGGCCCAATGCACCCCGATGTTTGGTGTGTGAATGAGCGGATTGAAAAATGCCGCCGTCCGTAAAAAGTGATTGATCCCCTGCATCGCCCGGTCGATTACCCCGGCATCACCGCCATTCATCCTTTTTGCAAACCAGTCAAGCACTTCCGCCGTATGCGGCTCGAACAAGTAGCCATGGAACTGTGGAAGCATGGTTGGACGCCAGCCCTCCGGGGCATTTCCGCTTCCTATCTTGTGCGCGATCTCGCCGAATTCCGGTGAATTCTTGAAACCCTCCAGGTAATCGTATGCACGCTCGGCACGCCGCATTTGCAGGAAATCTAGAACCGCCGAAGCTAGCGCGTTTTTGTAGTACCGGATATTGGTGTTGGCCTCTATCTCTTTCGTTGTCGCCTGCTTAACATTCCATCGCTTTCCTGACTTATCAACAAACGTGCCGGGGATTTTTTCCTCTCCGCCCAATTTTTTGGCCGTGCGCTCATGAGAGATTCCGAGATCGGACGCCAGCTTTTCGAGTCCCGACATAACTTTTTCGTCGTAGTATTCGTCCACGCCCTTCTGCGCTGGCGTGCGAAATCTTCCCATGTCCGCAGGGCGGCCCTGTTCCCATGCCGTGACATGGTTGTCCTTGATCGATACCACCCGGCGATTTCCGTTCTCATCTTCGAGCGCCATCATTGTGCGGCGCTTCGCCCCAGGGGCCGATTTGGATAATGGGTTCCCCGCGTTCAGTTTGCCCTTTCCGCCGAGTATCCTGTCCAGTATGCCGCCGCGCTCTGCTGCAATGCGGTGAACGTGCTCATCGCCCTCGGCGACCTTATTGCCGGTGATTTTCTCATAGGCTTCGCGCGACGCATCCATCAGGGGTTTAACATACTGTTCACGAATCTTGGCCTGTTCGGGGGTGAGTTTTATACTGGAATCTTCGAGGCTGTGATAAATCGTTTCAAGGTCTTTGGGGCTTCCTGGGGCATTCTTCAGTATCTCCCGCGCACGGAGCATGTCCGCCGCCGCTTGAGATTCCAGATCATACATGCCCCCTTGGACATTCCTGGACAAGGCAACGTAGCGATTTTCTTCCGCCAATTTCTCCCGCAGTGGCTCAGGAATGAGATTCTTTAGGATTCGCGGATCGGCTCCAGAATACCTCTTCCCGGCACCGATCAAATCCTTGACTTCCTTTGCTGCTTCTAGTCTCCGATACTCACCGTTTTTTACGAACTTAATGGGGCCATCACCCTCGCGGACGTAAATGCCGCTTTTCCCCGCTTTGGTAACTTCCAGCGTTTTGCCAGCCAATGCGCCATTGCTGGCTTCTACATAGTCGCCTGGAGAAACAGCCGCTTTTTCGGCCTGCTCCGAACTCGATGGCTTACCATATTGCTCGACAAATTTGTCAATGTCAGTGCCAGGGCGATCTACGAATTTCTGTAACGGCTTTTGTCCGGTTAGTTCCTCGAGATGCTGGTTGATGGTTGCCAGGCGATCATCGATAAGAGACTGCTCTTCCGGCGAGGCAGAGCGGCGTTCTGTTTCAAGGCGCCCCTTATCCGTACGGAAGGCATCGATCATTTGCTCTTTTGTCGGCTGCGCCGCAGCTATATTTGCGGCCTTGTCCGTCCTGAATTTCGCCGGCAAGGGTTGCGCCGGTTCTTTCTGGCGTTCGGAAATCACCTTCTCGGGCGTCTCCACGCTGACTTGCCCATTTGGAAACTGGCGGTTCAGCTCTTTTTCCTGCAAACGTACGATTGCCTTTCGGCGAAGATCAACTACACTGGCCTTCTGTTCCGTTCCGTTTGCATCCCGCGAGACAAGCACTCCGGGATTTCCTTTTTCCGCTTCCTGCTTTGTTTGTACATTGCCAAGCAGCTTCCCATAGGTTCCATTATCGACCGCTGAATAAATGTCCTCGGACTTGATGCTTGGGTCGTGGTAGTAAATTCCGCTTCCCGGCTTATCACCGGGCACGTTTGTCACCACGGCGTTGTCCGGCGGCGCGGGGAGATTCTCCGTTCCCTTTGGAAAGTACACAACCTTATTCGTGCCTTCGGCCAGCATATCGACTTGTTTGCGCAGTGTTGCGGGTGATTCCGGCGCAAGATTCTCTCCAGCGCCTACGCGGCGGCGATCCACAACCTGCGGCCCGGTGGGCTTTCGCTGTTCCAAAACCTGAGTCGCTTCTCGTTCAAGGGGATTTGTCTCTGGACCCTGGATGGGCCCGGGCAACAAGCGAGGATATTCATCTGGGTTAAACGTGCGAGGCATGGCTACTGGCGCATTTATGCGCTCCTGTCTTGCTCTCTCAATCGCGCTCTCGGCATTGGCGAGATTCGCCATGCCTTCGCGGGCAGCATTGTTGGCCTCGAATTCTTGCATTCGGCGTGCGCCACGGCCAAGTGCTTCGTCTACCTTAAGCGGCGCACTGACCGTTCCTGGGGGCAGTGTTAATGGCGCGGGCTCTCCATAAGCCGCTTCTCGAAATTCATTTACGCCGTGCCCAGCAGCGGCCCCGGCCAGTGCCGTATTCACTCCGGCCAGCGTCGCAAGGCGCTTGACTTCCGCATAGTCGCCACGGTTCCAAGCGTCGCGGATCCCGGGAATGGCGTCATAGGCACCCTTGGCCATCTGCATTGCAAAGAGAGTGCTCAATCCGGCCCTGACAGCAGCCGGTGCTTCGCCAATACCAGCCGTTGCGGCAGTGATGCCGATGTTTTCCGGTGTCGTCAGTCCGCCAATGGCCTGGAGCGCTCCGGTGGCGATTGGGTGTTCATGCTGCTGAGATTCCGTCATCAACTCTGCGGGATCGAAAAGGCGCAGGCCGCCAGCTTGCTCGCGCTGTAGCTCGGCGTCCGTTACTCCAGCTCTGCGCTTTAGCTCCTCTGCAAAGGATCCGGGATATGCCCCTGCGGCAATGGCACGCGGCAGCGCTCCGGTAATATCTGGAACCTGCGCGGGCGCGGCACCGAATGGCATGGGGATTTCGGTATTTGGCCTTGGTCCAATAGTTCCGGCACGCTGCTTCTCTTCCTCGGTCGCTATGGGGGGGGCAAGCTCAAGCTCGTTCGTAAATGGATTCCTTGGAATTTTTGTCGTATCAACGAATAAATTCTTTGGGGGAGCCAGCGGAATCATAGGCTCGCCAAGACGCGCGGAACGTTCCGCAAGTGTTCCAAATGGCGAACGGGTGTCTGGGGGCGCCGATTTCTCCTCCGAATAGCTCTTGACGAATTGATCTAACTCATCATCGCCAGAACTTTTGGGCACACCCTTGGCGCGATAGTTCGCCACAAATTGGTCCAGATCATCGGACACTGCCGTTGCCAACGATATAGCCTCTCTTCTTGAATTGCGCTAAAGCCTGATCGCGCGAAATTCCACTGTGTCTGGCCCAGGCATCCACAACGTCCATTGTTACCGTCTTCCCGCTTGCCTCCTGTCCAGATGTGGCACCCCGTCCTCCTCCGCCGCGTAGTTGTTCACGATAGTTCGGGACAACGCCAAGGTTAATGCCCATTCCTTGGGCTTCCGCCGCAGCTTGTTCGTGTGCGGCCTGCTTGCGGTCGGCATTGTCCTCCTCAATCTGTTGTCTCTGGGAGGCATACTCGTCGTCGGTAATTTCTCCCGTACTATGCTTCTTTTCGAGCGCTGCCAAGTCCGCCTTTCTGCGTGATTCGGATTCCGCGAACTGGCGATTCAAGGCGCTTTGTATTTTTTGCCTTGCTACATTGTACCGCTGGCCCGTCAGCGGCTGATCGCTTTCATCTGGCCTGCGGTCCTGGGCTCGCATTCTGGCATGTGCCTGATCCGGGGTAAGGCCCATGCCGCCTTTTTCCTTTGGCGTGGTTAGATAATCAAAATCTTGCTGTTCTGGGGTTTCTTCGCGCTCCTGTTTCGGCGGCGGTTGCAGTATCTGTGGGATTGCCGTTGGCGGCGCAGACGGAATGCTTGCGCTCATCCTGGGCCGTCCAGAATTGAATTTTGTAGGCAATGGACCTTGCAGATCGCTCCTGCTGGGGCCTCCCCAGAGCTCAGAATTGGCGAGTGGCGCTATATTCTCTGGCAGTTGATTGCCGACAGCGGCAGATTGCTGCGTTTGCATGGTGAGCGGCAGGGTTGGCGCTATCCCGCGCTTGTCATACTTTACGATTCCTGCGTTGGTTCCGATGGTTTGATAGTCTGGCAGCGGCCCTTCTGGAGAAATGCCATTGATGACTTCCCATTGATTCGTGTTCGGATTTTGCGCCATGAAAACAGGCTCGCCGGAGGGCCCAATGCCATGTATTGCCGGGGCCGTTCTCGTGAGGCCAGGGCGGCGCAAGTTCCATTCTGCTTCAGCCCTCGCTTTTTCCACGTCAGCTTGCGTTTTTTGCATATTGGCAAGAAATTGCTGCGCTTGCATCTGGCGCATCCGCTGCTGGACGAAATAATCCTGGGCTGCGCCAAAGCCTCCTCCGGGATGCCCCTTTCCAGTGAAGCCGCCAACGGCTGCCCCTTCTAGCATTGGCGCCATCAAGTTCATCAGCATCCCGAATTTTGTTGGCGTCTTGACTGACACCATCTGCGGGTTAGCCTCTTTCTCGGCATTCAGTGTGCGTGACAATTCTGCGCCGGGACCGGAATCCGGCGGCGTGATCGTCGGTGTTTCCAGTGGCATATCTTGTGTTTGTTGCGTGTGGCACATGAGATTCCTTTTATATGCCGGCAAATAGGTTGCTAAATCCGTGCGCCTGGCCAGCGGCGTTGAAGAGTCCGCTGACCGCACCGCCGAGGAAATTCCCTATGCCTCCACTTTGCACCGGAGGCGCGGAAAGGACGCTGCCTGCCGCGTTACTCGCCAACTGGGCTGGCTGGAACGGGTTCAGAGAAGCGGCTGCGGATTGTTTGGTGGCCTCATTCTGCTGTAGCGCATTGATGATATTGCTGTCGAATGCTTGGCCCTCCGAGGCGCTTAGATTTTGCATCAATTGCTCTTTCATCCCAGACGGAAGGGTATCGCCGAACCCTGCCAGATTGCGATTCAACTGCCCCCAGGCAGGGGCAAATGCCTGGGCGGTCGCACCCTTGCTGTAATCGGTGAGCTGATTCATGTATGGCAACCCGCCGCTGAGACGGCTCATCCAGAACGGGTCCGTCTGCGCCTTGTATTGCTGCATCATGTTCATCAACTGCTGGTTTAGAGCTATTTGCTGATTGGCTTCTTGTTGTTTTTGAGAAGCAAGCGCGTCGCCGCCGCACATGAATCCTCTTTCTGGCTATACTCCGACTTCAAATCGATTGGCTGGAACTGCGCCAGCCTTCTTCAAAAAACCTTTCCACAATCGCTGCGCCAGCGGCGCAACATATACCATCACGCGAGTGCCGGTTCCCGCCTGATCTTGCAGGAATGCCCGGGCCCGGTTAAAAAGCATGTCACGCGCCTCCACCGCGCGTTTCCAGGTTTCTTCATCTCTTCCTTCCGATACATGGAACATCGGGCAATCAATCATGTAGCGGAGCGCTGTTACGCCTAGAATCTTGTATCCGTCGTTATCATGCTCCACTACGGCCCAGGTCTTGATGTTGTTCGAGATCAATTGCCTGCTGCCGAATTCCTGCTCGAAATATTTTTGCAGCGCGTCGTAAAGATGCGGGTCCCTAGGGGCTCCTGTGCCCACTTCGAATTCTATGGGGATTATCTGCATGTTTTCCTATTGCCTGAGGAAGCCTCGGCCACCCGTTGGCTCATCTCCATATCCCGGAGGGGGCGACGGGGCGGTTCCTCCCGTACCTCCGGTTAGCACCATCTGATCGGTGTTTGCCTTTGCAATGATTTGCACCTTTATGCTTTCGAGTCCAGCGTTGTTGATGGCGGAAACGTAAAACGCCGTTGCCGTGTTTGCCGGAAGCTTAGGGCGATACTGGCGGCTATTCGGGTCGAGAATTGTATCGACAAGGTTCCCCTCGTTGTCACGATAGATTCTCCATCCCGCAACCTCGTTGAATTTTATCGGCGCGTTCCACGTAATCAGCGCTTCGAGGCTTCCCGGCTGCGATATCAAATTGCGCGGCGGATCCGGCCTGCGGCGTGAGCTTACCAGTGGCAGAACGGATGCGGCTGTTTCCTGAAGGGCCCGCTGAAGCAATGGCTGGGCCGCTTCATATGTTGATGGGAGTGCCTGGTAGATGCTCATGGGGCATTTGCCCTTGTCCTTCCAAAATCAGGCGTAATAACGTTTATGGTTCCGTAAGATGGCATCGGCACAAAAGGCGGATCGGTAATCTCGAAATCACCGTCCTGCGGATGTGATGTTAACTGGAATCGCGCATATACCCAGCGCGTCTCAAGACCCACTTTGATCTTGTAGCGGTTATCTGGATTGTCGATTTCCACCACTTCCGTATTACGCGACTCAAAATCACTGAGTTGCAGTGTGGCTCTCACGGCCACGGATACTTGCACGTTCCCATCTCCCTGCCACTGGATGGAATCGAGCAATGGCTTTCCGTCTCCTGCGCCGATCAAAAAGATCGCGTCTCCAGTGTAGTTGTTCCCGTTATCCGAATTTCCATCTTCTAGCTGATACAAGTTGCCATCCGTCGCGCCAGTCCAGAGCCGCTCACGCCCATTCACATCGCGCACATTCTGCCTTGGGGTGTAACCAGAACCGATCATGGTATTGGGCGACATGCCCGAGTAAATGGCTTCGTAGCCCTGCGCAATCGAATTACGGAAATCACGCAAACGAAAATCATGGAGAATCACAAAGGGGTTGCCATTCGCGTCTTTCGCAAGGATGTAAATTCGGTCGATGCCAAGATCGATGTTGCGGTAGTACGCCAGTTCGACCTGTCCAATGAATTGATCCCCGATCCTTCCAAGCAGCGACGCCTCGTACTCTTCGCTGACCGGCGTCGGGCCGGTCCCGTTATAACCCATTAGCTGCTTGTCGGGAGTAACCCAATGCGGCCCATAGGGAGTATCGATCCATGCTCGCTGCCCGGCGCACCCGACATTCCAGATGGCACGCCAGGGATTCTGCCCCTGCTGGAACAAGAACAAAGACCAAATCGCCAGATAGTTCTGGCTGAAAATCCATGCCTCCTGGTTGTAACCGTGTATCGTTGTCGGCACTTCTGCCGTAGGGAATGGTTCTACGTTGTCAGGTGGCCATGATTCCGCCGGGACACCAACATAAATTCCGTTGGTCAGGTTTGTGTCGTCCTCGGTGTAATATATGTTCACATCTCCAGGACGAATCCCAAAAATCTTGCTTCCGACTTTGGCAAAAGCATTCAAGCCGGAAATGGGCACACCGTTGCGGAACGGCAATTCCTGATTGGTGTCTATGACCGAGCTAATGATGGTGGCGGTGGTCGCCGTATTATTTGCCACCACGCGGTTTCCGTTTGCGTCAATCAGCCAATACGGAACTTGGCCGCCATCGTTTGTGCGTCCAAATCCCTTTACCCATTCTCCATTGATTCCAGAAAGGTCCGGGAGTCCGTTCACAAACAGCGCCGTCGTGGTTGTTCCTATGGTCACCGGATTGCCGATCGGGACACGGTTCCCAACCGCTCCGGTTACGGGGTTGAAATACACCATGAACAATTGGTAGCCCGAAAGGAGCGTGGTGGCAAAACTGGCGCTCGAATTACTTACTGCCGATACAGTGATCCCTGAAGTTTCCGCCGCGCTCGGTGGCCGTATGCCCACCGAGCGAAGGGTGGTGCCGTCCCAGCTCTCCAGGTCCTGCCCATTCCCTATAAAAATCCTATTTGCGGCGCGGTAATACCCCCAAGGATTTCCTGTTGAAAGCGTGGCAATCGTAGTCGTAGTCCCGGTGCCAATTGCCACCTGCTTTAGCTGCGAACCCTGTCCGTACAGGACAAACTGGCTTCCTCCGTACTGCTGATAGTAGGCAGCCGAATGAATTGGCGCGGGAGTAGAAACCTGCGCCGGTTTTGTGTAGCCATAACGCAAACGCAATTGTCCGGAGGGCAGCGGAGTGAAGTTCCGGCAGCGGAGAGAACGCTCCGGCGGATAATTCGCAGGATTGGACCTTGAATCCACTCCGCCAAGCGTGTACTGATCTGCCTTGCGCATTGCCATGTCTAATTATGTGCCTGAACTGTTTTTACGCTGTGGCTCGACGCACGCATCTCTTGCACGCGCTTCGCCGTCCAATGCGGCATTCTTGCCGCTTTTTGGCAGAATTCCATATAGCGCGAATTCGCAACGGTGAATCGCGGATCGTCCTCGCCATACAGAAATTCATAGACGCGGCGCTCAAGCATGTACACCAATCCCCAGTGCAGGTAACTCGGCACCATAGGGATGGTGTCCTCGTCCGGCTCCGAGATTTGTGGCACGGCCCAATAAGTGTAAAGAACGGTTTGAGCGACGCTGGCAGGAGCTTGAAAGACAACGGTGGTTGGAGAAATCTGGGGGTCGATGAAAAATGCTGCGGGAACATCCTGAACCGTGTTCTTGATCGCCACCAGTTGCCCCACTGGGTCGAGAATGGGAACGATCTCAAGCTGCTTGGTAATCCCATCGGCATTTAGAAGGATTATTTCGTCAAACTGCGCGAAATCACTGATCCCGCCGCCCGGCTGTATCGTTCCAGAAGCCGCCGACATGGAAAGGTCATACATATTTGCGCCGATGACTGTTTGAAACGTTCCGCGCTTCTTTCTCCACCAGAAATGCTGCTCGCTAACGAATTCATCCAAACCAAGGAAGAATTCCATGCGCAAGTTGATTTTCTGGTCCGCGCGGCGCTCCGTCCTCTTCGAGACCTCTTCAACGATTTGCTGAACTGTCCACATGGGCCTCCGGGTTCAACTGCACCGCATTTGCCGGCATGGTTTCGGGGAGTGCCCCGCAGTCCTTGCCGCTCTCCACCCAGTCTCGGTAGTCGATGATCGAATAAGCATATTTTCCTATATGCCCGGGCAAGACTTGCGGATCGGCAAAAATTCTGAATCCAAGCATTTTCGCCTTCCAGCAAAAACTTATGTCCTCTCCGAGTTCGGTTGCCTGAGAGTCTGCGATGTTATCTAGGAATTGAAACCACTGGCCATCGGCTTCTTTCCAATCGCCCCCTTCTGACGTAGCGGCCTCGAAGCGGGCGCGGCGGCGTTCAGCCTTCTTGTTCCAGTAGGCATCGATTTCCTGGCAGTTGGGAAATTTTCTCTTGTCAACCAGCCGCTCAAAATGACAGTTGAGATACGCTGCGGCCATCTCCTCCAACACGCTTCGCTTGACAAGCAGATACGCCGCTCCAACGGCATCAATCTCGATCAGCTTGTTGGTGTCCCAATCCCATTCCACGGGCGTGATGAAGTGCTCTTTCTCGGCATCCCACATGCGGATATTGGGCCGTGGCGGATCGCGGCGCACTGTAGCGATTCCGGTCACAATGTCCTTGCGATAACTAAGCAGCCGGTTGAGGTGCCACGGCTGGCATAGCATGTCGTCATCCATAAGGAAAAGAAATTCCGCCGGAGGCCTTCCATCATCAACCTGGCCATAGAGCGCCATCGTGATGGCTTGATTTCTGGCCCAATGAACAACCGTTCCGCTGGTTACAGGAAGCAGCCGCACGCTGTGGCGGCCCTTGGGGCATTTCCATGCCTCATGCGTCCCGCAAAAACATTGCGTATCGCGGATCATCAGCGAGAGATTGCTGTTGGTTTCGTGTTCGATTCCGCGCTGTGTTGGTATTACGATATCTACGACGGCCATATTTCCGATGATTCTGGCGCTGGCGATGACTTCATCGCGGAAAGTTCCGCATTGAGTTCGGCAACCTGCTTCTTTGCCTCTTCCAATTCATTCTTCAGTACCGCTGTTTCCGCTGAGTCGGGAATCAGAACATCGCTGCAAATGTTCGAGATGGATTCGATGAATACATCTTCGCCAAAGAAGGACGCGGCTTCTTCGGAGGACCCTGCGGCGATCCGCTGAAACTGCGGCGGCCCAAAGGTGCCTTTCGGCGTGTTCCTGTAGGCTATCCCGTAAATATTCAACGTCATATGTCACTTCACTCCTTTACGAACCTAAGTGGCGATCTGCGCCTCATTTCAGCCGCACGCGCGGCGGTGCGCTCGATCCAATCGTAATTTTTCTGCTCGATTTGAGACCGTGTGTACACTTCGCTGCCCGCCCATATCTTTTTTCCGGTACGCACGCGCTTGTCTCCGCCAGGCATGATACATGCAGGGCAGCCCTCTCGCTTGCTTCCATCCTTGGCGAAAATAACCAGCATCTTGCTGGTCTCGCGTCTGCATTTCTTGTTCGTGCAATACAATGGTCACTCCCGGTTTGCCAGCTTTGCTTTCAAGTCTTCGATTTCCTTGTCCTTTGCGGACAGTTCGCTGACGAGCGCATAATTTTTAGCCACCAAGCGGGCAGCGCGGCGCTCTCCAGGTTCCACCATCGAGAGATAGGTTTCCTTATCCTCGGTGATCGTGTCGCCGCCCTCGATCAGCTTGCGGATTGCGCGGATAACTTGTGGGTCCCGCGTGCGGAGAATGCCCTTGTTGAACTGGACTTCCTTGTGCCCAACGGCCATGATCTTGCCGCTGGCATCCCGGACGCGTTCTCCTCCAGAAATGTGGATCGTAACGCTGGATGGCATTGATTGCGTTCCAGCATCGCTCCATGCGTAAAAGACCACGTCCTTGTCCACATCAGGTTCCATGCCCTCTTCTTCGTACGCTACCGCGGAAGCCATGTTGTTAATTCTCCTTATCCTCAGCTTGTTCATATATCCTCCGAAAAGCGTGGCCGGAGCGCGATAAATGCGCTCCGGCCTCCTGCTTCAGTTGTAACCGTTGACATTGTACAGACGGGCGTGGCGCTGCTCGAAGCGAATTACCCATGCGCCCTCGCACAGGTATTCATCCGAGTATTTGTCGCTGCCGTCCTTGATTACATCGGTCAGCAAATGCGTGTCGCGGTTCTCACCGTTGCCGACAAGTGGAGCGAATTCTAATGAATCCACGTCAATTGCATAGGCTTCATGTCCAGGACCGTTACCGCTCACCGGACCGTTGTCAAGCAACAGGTCTCGTGAGATGAGGAACTCTCCGTGTGAAGTCACATACCTGCGCACTTTCACTCCGTAAATTTCCTCGGATTGTTCGGTGCGCTGATGGCCGAGGGCAAAGTAGTCGAATGCGGAGATTACTCTCTTGGATGCAACCAGGAGCTTCTCGTTTCCCTGGAAGTAGGTGGAGAAGGCCATTTCCGCGAAGCTTTCCAGTCCGCCTTCGGTCAGCGTTGTGTTCGCGTTGTAAACGTTGGTCACGATTCGGGATTTGATTCCCATCGTCGTGCGAACCGTTCCGGGAGCGCCAAGAGCCAATGACTCCGAAGGCCTGGAAAACAGAGCTGCTTGCTCCATTTGGCGGCGAATTTCCTCCAGCCCCTTCTGGCGCTGAAAAATTCGCTCATTCGACGGTCCGAATTGCGCTTGGGCGACCATTGATTTGGTGAGCTGAACAGGACGCCGGAAAATCTGTGTATAACTGATTTTCACTGACTTACTCGTTGAGCGCACCGTTCCAAAAGAATCGCCTTCGGCATATGCCGATGCAAGAATGCGGATATCGGAAGATGCCCCGATAGTGTCCGCTCCAGCGCCGCCAATGCCGCGAGTCAGGGTTACTGTATTGCCAGCGACGGCGGTTACGCGGGCAATTTCTTCCGCCGCCGAGCTGGCAGGAGCCTTGGGAATGGCAACCAGGTCGCCATAAGCAAACAGGGTTCCATCGACAACCGTGATGGACGTGGCAACCGAGCTGTAGTCGGTCGTGTTGTTTGCCTGGCCCCAGTACCCCACGTAGTCGTCTTCGATCCATTCCACGCGGGTTGATGCCGTTGTTTTTTTCCGATTACCGATCTTTGTCACTAAGGTCAGAATCGGAGTGAGATTCGGGTTGAAGAGAATATCTCTTTCCCCGAAAAATACTCGCTGTTGTACTGTTTCTTGAATTGCCTGGTCTACTGACCTTGGCACGGTGTTAATGGCCATGCACTACTCCGCTGGGATTGCGCGGTCCGGTTTTTAACGCCTTCTCATGAGCTGCTGTTTTACGGCTTCCGAGAAGTTACTCTTGGTTCCGGGCCCTCTCGTGATTTGGCCGATTATTTTTTCAGCCTCATTGACCGGTCCGCTAAATCCGCCTTTTGGTTTTCCGGGAGCCACGCGCGAAGCCGCGACTTTCTTGGCGGTCTCCGCTGCCTGTTTTCTTCCAGTTTCCACTGCTTTCCGCACGACATCTGGATTTACTTGTTCGCCTTTGGCGATCTTGTAGGCAACCTCGATCTGCGCGGCATAATCAAGAACAGGGTCGTTGCCCTTCCCAGATTTAACTGCGCTGATCCAAGGATTCGCCGCCATGACCTTTTTAAGGCGACCGCTCTCAACCATCTGCTCGAGGTCTGGATAGCGCATTTCTCCGGTGGCATCCTTCAGGCTTTCCAGGTGCTCGAAAGCATTTGCTCGGATTGCCTCGGTGCGCGTCCTTCCCCAGACTGGATCACTGGCCAGATTGTTGTTGACCATGCCGAGAACCATCGGTGCGGCATCATCCAAGGCCAGCATGAACATCTCGTGAAACGCCGAAGTCAAATCATTTGCCTGCTCCTGGGAAATATTTCCCTTAAAGTCGGGCCACAATGCCTTGACGATTCTGTTGGACACGTGCATCGCTACTGCGGGATTCACGCGCCTCTTGGCGATTTCACCAATCTGGTTGAGATAGGCTTGAAACTGTTCTGGCGTCGGCGCATGCGCTTGGACCGGCTTTTCCTCGTCGGAAGCCTTGGCCTCGTCGGCCTTTTGCTCCATTGCCTTGCGCTCTTCTGCCTGGCGTTTCAGCGCCTCGCCGCGATCCATGATCTCTTTGAGCATGGCTCGGTGTGCGGGGTCTTGCGGGTCTAACTGGACTTTGTGCGTTTTGGAGTAATGCTGTGCGGCGCGTGCGTAAGCAGCATCGGAATAGTCGCGGTCAGTCTCCTGAAGAGCAAACTCGCCCTCTTCTTCCTCTGCTGCCTCTGTTGGCTCTGCTTCTTCCGCCTGTTCTTCCGGCTCGCTTGCGGGCACTTCCTCGTCGGATGCTTCCGCTATTTCTTCCGCCGGATCCGCACTGCTTTCCTCTTCGGCTACTGGAACTTCTGCTTCCCGATTTGGCTCCTCTGCTTCTGTGGCCTCGGGTGCTTCTGTCTCAGCGCTTTGTCCGAGGACGGCTCTGACTATCGCCTCCTCGTTTGATCTATCCACTTCGCTCGTCGCTTGTAGATTCATAACTTCTCCTGTGTGCCCCGGCTCGTCGTCGCGGCACTGTGTAAAACTGGTGGCGGGATCAGGATTTGAACCTGAATTTGAAGGTCATGGGCCTTCCGAGTTTCCAGTTACTCCATCCCGCGACAATAATTCTGGGGCCGCGCCTGGCAGCTCACTCCGTGTCGTCGTTCGCTCGCGGCCCCTTCCCGCCGGGAGGCGGAAATTTAATTGGGATTGCCGACGCAGATGTACTGCACTGTATCCGTTGCGCCAACGGTATCTGTAATCACAACGGTGGTGGGCGTGGGAGCCGCCTTGACCAATTGTGGCGTTGTTACATCCGTCACAACGCACACTGGCGTATTTTGGAAAGGCTTGTTGAACGTCACGGTGGCGGTGTTTGACGATAGCGCCACTGTTCCCCACGAGAAGGGTCCGGCTGGCGAAGTCGTGGTATTCGCCGTGGCCCCCTTTCCGCCGAGATTCCCGCTGATTCCGACGACGTTGCTGCCGTTCTTTGCAAGCGCAACATCGCTCGAAGAGTTGTCGCCGAACCAGAGATTGAATACCGAGGGAACGTATACATCGCCGCGGAAAGCTCCCCTGCCATTTCCAAATGGCGTCCCTTGCGCGAATAAGCTCACTGCCAGAAGGACAAGCATGGCCAGAACACCGAAGCCAGCAAATCCATTTCGTGCCGCTGAAAGAAACTTCTTCATGTGACTATCCTCCTAAACTGTTTTTACTGCTGGACGTAAGTAAGTACGCCTTGAATGTTTACCGTAGTCCCCGCGCTTACCAGGCAGACCCCCGCGCCAACCGCCGAGCTAAAGGTTGATCCGGGATCGGCAAATGAGATGAACAGCGGCGGCGCTGCCGTTGTTAGATCGCCATTGCCGAATGTGCCTGTATTCGTAACCGTGTTGGTGCCGCAAGTCGGTCCGGTTCCGCTGATAAATTGTGCCGTATCCGCTGAAGTGGACGACGGAGCAATTGTCAGTGAAGCTCCGCACACGAATACGGCCTCTCCCGCTGCCGGGGCAACAAGCTGTGTCGTTGTCGCCGTAGTGGCGTTTATGGGCACGCTGGATTTCGCGGTGAATTGCGAAAAGCATGGATCGGTGATAGAGGCTGGCTGATTTTGCGCGACTGTGTTTTCGGCCATGCCGCACAGGGCAATGATCAGGATTGCCAGGAGCGGAACCGCGAACGCCAAAGCAATCGCCTTTTTTCTGTTTGTCATGTACTTACCTCACGGACTCCATAAGCTAGGCCTATCCTGTAGCTCCCCATTGGGAATATCAGTTGTTCTTTCAGCTTCATGCCGCCCAATTCAAACCATTCTTCAAGGTCATGCTCGCTGAAGCTCCACTGATGCTCTCCCGCAGAGAGCTCGGAATCCAATGGTTCATCGATAGGATGGGAAATCACGGCGGCATTGGCTATGCCAAGCCAATGCCGGACTTCTGCTTTAGGGTCGGCCAAATGCTCCAGAACCTCACACATCACAACGAGATCGGCTGGGGCAATGCGAATCGATCCGATTTCCTCGTTGTACAAAAACATTTTGGGGAATCGTTCTCGCGCTATGGCAACGGATTTTTCGTTGCATTCGATTCCTGTAACGATCCACCCTTTTTCAGAAAATGGCCCCGTAATGTCGGCGGTTCCGCAGCCGAGTTCTACAATGCGCGATCCCGGACTTAGGTGCCCAAGCGCCTTCGCAACAAATTCGCGGGATCGTTCGATGCGCGGCCTCTGAACCGGACAATCGGAATATATGCGCGGGCCGACGTCGCGGTGATATCTGGCGCCTTCCGCCGCGCTGCGAATCTTCATCTCGCGCATCGCGGCTCCTGCATGTCGAACGTAAGCTTGGCGGCGGGAAGATCGTCTCCCTTGCCATAATGGGCTATCACGGCTGGTTTTCCGTCAAAAACCAGGCCTGCCCAGTTTTTGGCATCGACTCGTTTTCCGTTCAAAACGCGGATTGCCTTGGCGCGGCGCCCAATCTCTTCAAGGCTTAAGTCTTGCCCGGCGCGTATCTGCCATTCCAGTTCGGCAATCGCCGAGTTTGCGAGTCCTAGCCGCGCTCCGGCAAGGAACAACTCCGCAGGGATGTTCCCGAATCGGTTGCGAAGCTCTTGTTCAATTTGCCGCAGGATTTCCTCGTCGCCGTGGCCATAGAGAACCTTTCGCGCCTCTATGGTGTACCTATCAAGCACTTCTCCGATATTCATTTCCATCTACAACATCTCCGGCAGGGCTTCGTTTCCGACAACATATTTCCTTACGGCGCGGTTGTAGTCGCACATCAGGCAGATGCGGCAAAGTCTTGGAACTATGGCCGCCGCCTTTTTTCGGTGTTCTTGCGATTGCCAAATATCGCGGAATCTCTTTTCATGCACGCTGCCGAATACAATGGTGCGCTGGTCACAGCATGCGGAAACATCCCCGTTCGCCCCAATCACGGCAAGGGTGTAGGCCGCGTAGCACTTATCAAACTCGCGCTGCGTGAAAACATCGTTTCCGCGCTTTCCGAGAATGCGTACGTCCAGTCTCGGGAACTTCTTTGCAACATGCGCTATCAGCGCGGAGGCGGCATTCCAGTCGCCGTGCATGAACTGCCTTGTCTGCTCCGAAACGGGGCGGAAATGCACAAAATCCACTCCGCATTCCTGGGCCATTTCCAAGAACGGCAGAATGCTGTAGTAGGTCCTGTTACAGTCGGCAACGATGTAGGCAATTCCGATTTCAGGGCTCCGCTTATCGCCGCGAGCTTTCACAAGCGAACGGATATTCCCGACAACGCGCCTGAATTCTCCCGATTTGCTTCCGTGCATCTGCCGGTGCTCCGCATCGCATGAAGAATCTAGCGATACGCGAATGTGATCCGCGCAATCCACCAGATAATCGGTCCAGCGGTCGATGAAACCGCCATGAGTAATCACGTTTGTTCTAAAGCCGTGGCGATGGGCTGTTTCGAGAAGCGGTCCGAAATCCCTGTGCAGCGTGGGTTCTCCGCCGCCGGAAAAATTTATAAGCCTGCAATCCATCTCGCGCAGATCGGATAGCACGCCTTCCGCAATGTCTTTGGGCAAGGTGTGCCGGTTTCCGGCGATTGTAGCTTTTCGGAAATCCAAAGGTTCGCACCACGGGCAGGCATGCGAGCATAAATTCGTCAAGTCAAGGTTCGCGCGTATCGGTCCCGGCGCATCCCCTTCCGGCTGAAGGCTCGCTTGTATCCGGTCATACCATCGCAGCACTCGCAGTTCTGAATAGCGTTCCATCATTGAACAGCCACGGGTATGGCAAGTTTCTCCATAATCACTTTCAGCCGGTTCTCCAGGCTATGATTCGCGTGCGCTTCCCGGCATCCACTAGCGGCAATCATTTCTCTTTCCGCCGATTTTTCTTCGCTGGACCATTCCCGCAAAAGCTGCGCGACATACGGCAAATTGCTTGACCGGTAGTACACAAGGTGGTGCCCGCTGGTGAACGCAGCTTGGTTTTTAGCCACGCCCCTGTCCGCGCTCAGCATCGGCGTGAGCAAGAACGTTCCGCAGGCCATCACTTCGTAAACCTTGGAAACCAGGCATTGCGACAGCGCCGGCAAATTGAAAAACACGCTAGTTCTCCGGTAGCAATCGGCCAGGCGCTTGGCGGATTCGAGCGCCTGGAATCCCATTACATCAATCATCACTCCGCCTATGCGTATCGGCGGTATGGCATGCCTGCTGAGCGCCCGCAGGAATCGTGCGCGTTTCTCATAGATTCCGCCAATGAATGCTACGGGCCATTCTTTCTTCTCAAACCCGTCCGGCTTGAATACTTCCGTGTCCACGCCAAACGGGAGCCAGTGCGAATGCCCCTTGGCGAAACTTTCTTGGTCGCAAAACTCCGCATCCTGTACTGCGGGGAAAAAGTATTCGTCGGCCCAGGGCTGTATCTGGTCGAACTGAATGCTGTAATCCTCTCGGAAAAGCGATTCGTGCAGCCATGCCGCTTTCCTTGCTTGCAGTTGTTTCCACTCGTATTTTCCGTATATCTCATCGAGCCACGGAATCAAGTGTTCCGGCCCGCTGATGAGAATGGCGTCCATAGACCGCAGATGTTCAAGGGCTGGCATCGTGACGCGAGCCGCTTCTATATCGGCGGCGCTCCCGGCGCCAGGGCGAATTGCCCCATCCGTCACAGCATGCCCCATCCTGCGCAATGTCGCCGGCAAACCGCCGCCCATGCTCCATGCCGCGCTTCTGTCTTTTGGATAAAAAACAGCGATCCTCATAGTCCCGCTGCCGACCGGATTATGGCTTCCATGCTGGCAACGGCTGATGCCTTGGCCGCGTACTGGATCATTAGATTCGTGTTTGGCGATTGCTGAAGCGATTCGTTTTGAAGATGCGTTTGCCAGAAGGCGGCTTCTTCCAGAAGCAATTTGCGAAACGATGCCATCAATGCGCTGTTATCCAGCATCAGCAGCAATTGCCTGCGATCTTCAGATTCCAGGTTTGTTTTTCTCGGCATTTTTCATTCCGGGCGGCACAATGGTTTTAGGTTCATGCGCCGGTTCGGCCAAGGTCGCAGCGGCATCAGCGGCGGCTCCCACATGCTGGACAGCCTGGCTTCCATGCCGGACAAGCGATAACATGGCTTGCCCCTCGGAGGGCAAGCCCACACTCTGCAAAATGGCTGCTTGCACATCGGGAGACAAATCCTCGAACTTTGCCGTAACATTGAATCCGATCTTTACCGGGGGCGCTGGCGGAGACGGAGGAAGAATCGCCGCCTCCGGGTCCACCCCTATCGCCTTCGCCAGTGGCGCGGCAAATACGCGCTTGTTCAGCACGTCGGGATTCTGCGCGGCCAGCATGAATCCCTGCTGCAATTTCTGTACTTTATACTGATCATCATCGGCGAGCGTCGAGCCTTCCTCTGGAAGAATCTCGAACTCCTGCTGAATGTCCATCGGATCGATGCGTATTACTTTGGGGTTTCCGCCCTGCGTTCGTTCGCTGATGGCTTCGATAATCTGATCGATTCGCGGCGAGTCGCCCTTTTGAATCTCTAGCGCATCCTCCATCGCCTGCTGGTTGAAGGCCAGCCAAATCTCCATTACCGAACGGATAAACTGGCCTATCTCATTGAGTTCGTCGGCGAGAACGTCATCGCCGGATTGCTTCTGAAGAATCAGGCTTGTTGCCAGCTTGCCCGGCTGCGGCATGGCTTCGGTTCCGGGAGCGAAATCGGCAACCGAAGGATCAGCTTGTTGCATTTCCCGCGTCCATTGGGCCTGATCCTGAAACGCTTCCGCTGGAAAGACAGGGTCTTGCAGGAAGTCAATTTCCCCCAGGTTCTTCAGATAGAGAAGCCTCCCGAATCCTGTTCTGACCAAATCATCGTCGGTTAGGTTTGTGCCCTCAAGCACCTTGATCAATGGCAGCAACTTGTTATTGATGAAGTCCGTTGTCTGATTCGCGCGGGAGTTCCGAAGCTGCATAAGGAAACGCGTGATTCTCGGCGTGGAATCACCAATGCCCTCGAAAAGATCGGGGATCAGCACCATATCGGTGTAAATGTATTTTCCGTATGTGTCCCACGGATACCATTGCCTTCCGAGGTACAGAGACTCTTCGCCGACATACTCAATGCACAAGCGCCCGTCCACGATGGTGTGCCGCTCATCCACCATGAAGCGCTTGCGCGGCGGGCGAATAGGCTTGCCCGCACTCAAAGGATCGGCAACGGAAACCGCTTCGCGCATCATGCGCCGCAGGCTGATCGACTTTTGATCCAAATAATTGCGGTCTCCGCACATATCCAGGAGCTCTTGCGCCTTTGCCGGATCAATTACCGGAGACTTCTGTCCAGTCTCGGGATCGATGCTCTCTTGCCGCGTCCAGTATTCCAGCCATTCTTCGTCACGAATGCTATTCTCGATGATGTACGCGGACTGATTGCCGGAGTAAAAGCCCGGTTCGGCAAAAATGTCGCCGGCAAATACGTAAGACAACACCGGTCCGCTGTAGCGCGTGACAGGCACTCCGAGCGTTATCTGGTCACCGTACTCGCTGGTTGCCTGAGTGATTTCCGCCTGCGTCAGATTGGGCCCTAGCTGCCTTATGGCATCGGCGATCTCATCGTCCGGAGCGCCCTGATGCGCCATCAGCTCTTCCCGCGTGAGCGTCTGCGTCAGCCTGCGGAAACGCCGAATGACCTGCACGCGGTCGTAATAGTTCTTTCCCCAGCCAATACCCAAAGCCTTGCAGCACCGCACAATGCGGCGGAATTGCGCTTGCGACTCGCTCCTGTCCCACTGATACATGAGCTGGGCGGCGGCTTTGTCCGCCGCTATCGGGTCCTTGCCGCGCAAGCGCAGATTGGGCGAATTGCGCGTTAGCCGCGCCGTTCCGCGCCGCACCATAACATGGTGATCAGGAAGGCAGATGTTCGACCGGCTCTTATCCTCGACTTCTTCGCCTTTTTCGTTTTTCCGCATGATCGGCTCGACACGAGCCTTCATGTTCCGGTAGATTTCTGTCCATTCCTGATAATAGTTATTCATCATGTAGCGCTCGCTCGCGCGGCGCTGTTCGAGTATCTCCGAGCTATGGTCGTCGACCTTGATGTCGGAACCGGCGACTGTGGATATGGTGTCAGCCATGCTCTTAGTATTCGTCGCTCTTTTCCGGGTACTTCTCGCCCTCGTTGTCGTCACCGTTCGGCGACACGCACATCGAGTTCGTTAAATCGTTGATGTGCTTGTGGAGCGCCGCCCGCGTCATATGCGCATGCTCCTCCGGCGGCACATACGTGGGAGCCAAGAGCCCCTTCATGCCCTTTCCGGTGGCTGGCGGCTTGTCGTGGTGATGCACGACCACCTTGTACGCATACCCTTTGTTGCTTTTCATCTTGGACACTTCAAAACTCTTGACTCTCATGCGGTTTTCTCCTTGCCCTCAGCCAGGCTAAGCGCCTTGGCGTAGGCATGCTTGATCCATTTTCCCTGCACCAGATATCTCTCTCGCAGGATCCTGTATGCCCACATTTCGGATTGCACCAGATGCTCCTTGGGATCGCTGTGATGCGCCCGGATGGTGCTTACCAGGCGCCGCGCGGCCCATTCCGAATGGCGTTTCTCAGGACAGGACATTTGCTCCGCTGCCGCCAATATGGATTGGCTGCACGCTCAGCACGTCGAAGCTCTCGCCGCTCCCCAGCGTGAAATTGCTGGCCAGCACGCTCAGAATGTCCTTCGGGTGCGACGTGGCTGCCGCGAGCAAACAGGTTTTCTGTTCTCTGCGATAGATGTCGGCTTGGCCTTGGCCGATCCCCGCTTTCCGTATCTGGAATGTGACTTCGAATACAGGTGTTGTTGCCATGTGAAGTGCTATCCTCCATCGTCATCGGATTTCTTCCGCCATGTTTTGGCCGCCATCGCCCAGCGCCAGCGCATGAAACATCGCTTAGTACCCGGTCGCAGGATTCGCAGGAACAAATGTGCTGCGGCGCGGACCGTGTGGCGCCACAAAGCGCGGCATCTCGAGCAGTATGTAGCTAAGGCAATCCACAAGGTGCCTGTCCTTGCCCTCCGGCTCGTCTGGCGCATCCTTGTCAACGACGATGCCCCGGTATTCGCGGAAGCGCAGCCGCTCGATCTGGCCGGCCAGAATGTCGTTATGGCCACACCCGCGCATGATGGTCAGCAGGGGCCGTGATACCTCGCCTTCCGCGCATACGATCTTCTGCGGCACCAGCGCCCGGCTAATCAGGCTGTAGCCTGCATACTCTCGATTTTTCTTCGCTGGCTGAAAATAGATGCCCTCGAGCTGATAGGCATCGAAAAAGTTGTGCTCTTGGTCGGCGTCGAAATTTTTCCCAGCCGAATCCATCCACCGCCGCAGAACCGGAGGAAAGAGCTTCGCCTCATCCACATCACGCAATCCCTCGGCATACTCGCGGATGAGGAAGCGCGACTTTCCGCGTGCTTCCCGGAGCCGGTTGTCCTCCTCGGGCCACCAGCTCCACGGCACCACCATCTCGCCGTACTTGTTCACGCAGAGCCACACAAATGCGTGGGCCCGCCTAGGATGCGGATCGCAAGCAAGGTAAGTCGTCCAGTACTGCGCGGCGAGTGGCAAACGGGCCGCTACGCAGTGCAGTCCGGCATTCCATTCAGGGAATACTTTCTGGCCGCTCCGCGCTCGCGGATCGATCTCCATCTCCCTGTCCCAGATGGATTGATCCGGGTAGCCGCGTTTCAGCTCGGCTACCCGCTCTGGCGTCATCGTCGGGTCCGCCGTATAGTGCAGCCACGCTACCGTGGTCCCTGCCGCTGGCTTACCGTCTGGTATCTTCTTGAGCGTGAGTCCGCGTACTGGCTGACCGACAAATGTAGCGGAGTCGGCCAGATCGAAGAACCAGCCGGGCGCAGCCGAGGATACCGCTACAAGCTTCTGCGGGCGCGTCGATATGGCGTTGCCGTACGCCTCGCCACCATTCGGGTTATGCGCGGCCTCATCCATCATCACGATGGTCGGATGCTCTGACCTGATCTTGTCCGGGTTCTTGCCGGGCAGGGCCTCGAGCCAGCCGCCACCGGCAAACTCGAAGCGATAGACCGCCAAGTCCTCAACCGTCCGCTTGCGCCTCGGCAGAGGATAGAGCGCTTGCAACCTCTTATCTTGCTGAGAATACAGTACCTTACAGTAGTCTATGCATTTTTCAGCACGGTCTTGGTCGGGGCACCAGAAAATGCAAGATGCTGGCTGATGCGTCATTACGTGATGCAGCGCCATCGCCGCGAAAAACCACGTTGCCATCATGGTGCGCGACTTCGCGACGAAGAGCACGCGCTCGTCTGTCCACAGCCGCGCTAGCTCGGCAAAATAGTCGTATTGCGGAAAGGGCTTGTGCGGAGTCGCGGTATCGTGCTCATCCCAAGTCTTCGTCCACTCGTGCAGCCACGTCAACGGCGACACCAGCGGAGCTACCAGCGGCGAAGAGTTCAGCAAGTCTTGCTGCTCGTCCTTCGTCAGAGATGACCACGCGTACGGCAACCGCCGCAGATCGATCGTCAGTTCGATTCCCATCTTGCTGGTAGTGTCCAAGTATCTTGTTTATTTCGATTCGGGCCTTAAGCCTCGCGTCATTATCCGCCACCACGCGCTCATCGGTAACAATGCCATCCTTCGCCCAGTACACCACCTTTTGGGCATCGGCCATTTCGGCCAGCGCCGCCAAAGCCGCCTCTCGCCCCCACCCAATAGCGTCCAGCAGCTCGCCGCACGATTTTTTTACCTTCGCCAACGCTCGCACCGCCGGGCGACGGCTTGGGTAGCCTGCCTTCGCCGCAGCTTCGCCTAGCGTGCTGCTCTCTGGCAGCGCCTCGAGCAGCCGCTGCTGTTTCTCTGTTAATGGCCGATCAGCCATGTGAAATCTCCGTAGCCCCGGTATCCGATCCTTCGCTCCCTTGGGCCGCCCCTGGTACTCCCTCGGCGCGTACTCGGGCTCTTCCACCAGGATATGGACGCGCTCTAGTACTCGCCGCTCGGGATCGGGAAGCGGCTCAAGGATGTGGTGCTCCATATGCACGATGCCGCCAAGTCGCTGGGTTCGCTGTGACAACACTGGCAGGGGAGGAGGGATTTGAACCCCCATAGCCGGTTTTGGAGGCCGGAGTCCTAGCCGTTGGACGACTCCCCTAGCCCAGCCAAGCAGGAGGGGCTTGCAGTCGGAAACCACAAGCCCCAGAAACAACCATGACGATGCGCGAATTATACCTCTTGATTGCTGCCGACTGTCAAAGCTGCCTGTTGAAAAAATGCCAATTTCCACGACCCCAGTCTATCCAATTGATTCTACTTCACTTAAAAATTTTTTCACTTTTTCAAAAAAACTTGACAAATTGTCGGCCATTTTGTAATATCGCGTTCGTGGGTATCACTCCATAGGAATGACTCATCAAGTCGAACAAATCACCGAGGAGGAGCAAATGAGAGAAGAGAGACAGTATCTGCTCTGTATGGAGGCTGAGGGTGGTGGGGAGGAAACGGCAGAAATCACCGTTCCTCCCGGCGAAGCGGATGAGCAGGACGAAGAGGCCAGGCGCCAGGCCGTCCAGATCGTGAAGGACTGGATCATGGACGGAGATTGGGGTGATG